GTAGCTGGAACAGGAGCAATAGAAGCTGTATCTGCTGGTGGCTTTGAGGTTGATGTATCTGAAAGATTAGGTAGCGTTTCTGCTACAGGATCTATCGGCACAGTATCTCCAAACGTACAGGAAGATATAACAGGAGTATCAGCTACAGGTGCTATTAATACAGTATCTGTAAACTTACAAGAAGATGTAACAGGGGTATCAGCTACAGGTGCTATTAATACTGTAGGCGTTGGTAACTCATTTACACTAACAGGTGTAGTTGGTACAGGTGCAATAGAATCTGTTTCAGCAGGTGGTTTCGAAGTAGATATTACTGAAAAACTATCTAGTGTTTCTGCAGCAGGTAGTGTTAATACAGTTACTATTAGTAATACTGTTACATTAACAGGTGTAGTTGGCACATTACAACTAGGTAGCATAGAAGCTAAAACAGAAGAAAAACTAGGTAGTGTACAAGGTACAACTGCAGTAGGTACAGTTAAAACAAATACTGGTGCAGGTTTAACTTCAGTTGGTTTATCAGGGATAATACAAGAACCATCGGTAACAGTTATACAGTTTGATTATGTAGCAGTAGCACACCTCTACAGTCAAAGAAGAACTGTAACTTTACCTAAAAGAGCAGCCTAATGAGCACTCAAGTAGTAAATAGTGTATCAGCTACAGGCTTGATAGGAACACTTACAATAAATATTGTAAACGGAACAGTGTCTGGTACTAGAACAGCTTTAATAAATGTAGAATTAAGAAAAATATATATTGATCGTAAACCAACATCGGCAGATAGAATTGTTTACGCAAATGAGGATTAACTATGAGTTTTCGTTGGCCTAGTAAAGACCCAGATGAGATATTAGATTACAGTGTTGATTGGTCAAGATTTCTTGATACAGCCATAATAACCGGGGTTATATGGTTTGTTCAATCTTCTCTGTATAATACTAAAACACAACTAAATGCTGGACAAACTCTAACGTCAGCTTCTAGTAATGCTACAACAGATAGCATACAAAATGTTGCACAAACAAATACTAATACTGTTGCTACTATAAATATTGGCGGTGGACAAAACAATGTAGAATATACTTTTACTTGTCGTATGACTGACAATACTGGAAGTACAGCAGAACGAACTATTAAAATACGGTTAAAGGAACGATAAATGGCATACGATTATCTTGGTCTTGTTAATGATATAAATCGTAGACTTAATGAAGTAGAATTAACCTCTGCTAATTTTGCTGCAGCAGTTGGTGAATACAGTATGGTTAAAGATGCCGTTAATGCATCTATTCGTTTTATTAACCAACATGAATTTGAGTGGCCTTACAATCATGTTACAGAGGAAGAAACTCTTACTCCCGGAATTGTAAGGTATGCATTTCCTGCAGATACTAAAGTTTTAAACATGAACAGTTTTAGAATAAAAAGAAATGATACATTAGGTAATGAAACTAGAAAATTAAATATATTAACTTACGAAGATTATCTTGAAAATCATGCTGATATAGAGTATAATACTTCTACAAGTTTAAGACAACTACCAAGTTTTGTTTTTAAAGCACCTAGTTCTGAGTTTGGTTTAGTAAATCCACCAGATAAAGCTTATGAACTAGTTTATGAATACTACAGATTACCTGTTGATTTAATAAATGCTACAGATGTTCCAAGTGTTCCTGAACAATTTAGGTTTGTGATTGTAAATGGTGCAATGCATTTTGCTTACTTGTTTAGAGGTGAAGGTCAAGAGTCTTCAATGATGCAAGATCGTTTTGAACAAGAAATAAAACAAATGAGGAGTTTGTATATCAACCGTTATGACTATCTCAGGTCAACTGTTATAAACACTACAGTTCAAACAAATACTAGAGTTTCTTAAAAATGCCTACAAACCGTGAAACATACCCTATTGAGTTTAGGGGTGGACTTATTACAAATATGAGTCCTTTGCAACAAGGTATAAACTCACCGGGATCTGCAAGAACTCTTAGAAACTTTGAACCATCTGTTGAGGGTGGCTATCGTAGAATAGAAGGTTTTAATAAGTACGACAGTAATATAATACCCCCATATGGAGATCCTGTTGTAACAGGTGCGAGTCAAACTGGTACAAGTCTAAACATAGCTAACATACGTCAAACACCAGAGGCAGGTGATACTTTTAAACTTGTTCATGCAACTGCAGAAGTAAATAATACTGCAACTGCAAGTGTAAACGGTGCTACATCTTCTACCACAGCAGTAGTTGTAGATGGTAACTCTGGCACTATTGTAGTTGGTATGACAGCTACTAGCGACAGTATGGTAGGAACAATAACAGTAGCAACAGTAACAGATCAAAATAATATTGCGCTATCTGCTGCTCAAAGTTTACCAGACAATGAAGTGTTAACATTTGGTCCTCCAGATGCAGTAACAACAACACACATACTTGACAATATATCTGGAACTATTGCAGCAGGAATGGATGTTACTGGTACAGGGGTTTCTTCAGGTGTAACGGTAGCATCTTTTAGTGGAAGCACTGTAACACTATCTGAAGCTGTAACTCTTGCTGATAATATAACTTTAACATTTAGCGAAGTATATACGATAGCAGCAGGTGGTGTTAATTTTAATGACACAAATAATACTGCTGATTTAACTTTATCAACAAGTTTACTTGCATCACCATCAAACGGAGACTCTTTAGAGTTTCTTACTACTAATAGTAATTACTTAGCTAAAGGTTGTGGTGTATTTACAGATATAGTTATAGTTGCTAAAAATGAAAGTTTATATCAAACTGGTGGTACAGGTTATAGCCTAATTAATATCCCTTTGTATGGAACAACTGTGCTTGTAAATGGTGGATCACAAACAGGTACAAGTTTAATTATAGATGGTTTAACTAGTACACCACAAGGTGGTGACGTATTTAAAATTGCTGGTGTAGATAAAATATATACTATAGCTTCTACACCTACAGTTAGTTCGGGTGGTACAACATTAACGATAGTACCTGCACTAGCTAGTTCTCCAGCAGATAATGCTGCAATAACTTTTTTAAGTACGTCAAGAGAAAGTTCTGGTAAAACTAGGTTTTCTAAGTATAACTACTCTAGTGGAGATAAAATAGCTATAGTAGATGGAACTAATCCACCTGCAATATATGATAAAAATATATTTACTGCACTTAATGATGCACCTTCAGATGTACTAGCTGCAGAATTTGTTGTAAATTTTAAGAACCATTTATTTTTTGGTAAAGGTAGTGCATTAACTTTTACTGCACCATTTACAGATAGTGATTTTACAGCAGCAAATGGTTCAGGTGTTATAAATGTTGGTGCAGAAATTACTGGACTAATAGTATTTAGACAACAGTTAATAATATTTACTAACTCTTCTATATTTCAATTAACTGGTAATACCGTAGCAGACTTTACATTACAACCTGTTACTCTAGATATTGGTTGTCCTAACACAGATACAATACAAGAAGTGGGTGGTGATGTAATGTTTCTTGGCCCAGATGGGCTAAGACTATTAAGTGCTACAGATAGAATAGGAGACTTTGGTTTAGCTGTTGTATCTAAAGCAATACAAAAAGAAGTTACAGATTTTATTGCAGCTAATACTTCTTTTGCAAGTGTTGTAATACGAGAAAAGTCTCAGTATCGTATATTAGGTTACAATACAAATATTAGTGCAGCTTCTGCACAAGGTATACTAGGAACACAGTTTGCTGGTCAGGGTGGAGATGGTATGTCTTGGTCAGATATTAGGGGTATAAGAGCATACGTAGCTGACAGCAAACTGCATGAAAATACAGAAATAATAGTTTTTGCACATGATGATGGTTACTTATATCATATGGAACAAGGTAGTAGTTTTGATGGAGCTAATATATCTTCTAGTTTTTCTACACCTTACTTACCAATAAACGACCCAAGAGTACGTAAGACATTTTATAAAATGTTTTTATATACAGACCCTCAAGGTAGTGTAACTGTCAATGCAAATTTAAAACTAGACTTTGACCAAAAGGGAAGTGTGCAGCCACTACCAATAAATATTAACAACGCTACAGGTTCTGTTTCATTTTATGGTACTGGAACATTTGGGTCAGCTACTTTTGGAACTAAACTACTAACAGTTTTTGAAACACAAATAATAGGATCAGGTTTTGTTGTATCTCTACAATTCACATCTGATAGCACTGATCCACCATATTCTTTAGATGCTATCACACTAGAGTACGGAACAAATACAAGAAGGTAAATTATTATGGGAACAGGTTACACTAGAAATGAT